GCTGCATCTAGTTTAAGTTGCATTTCTTTTAATGCTAACTCAGCTGTCTGTACAAGTTCTTTTTGTTGTAACTCAAGAGCCTTGCGTTGATTTTCTAGTTGCATTTGTTCACGATCTAATTGAATCTTAGCAGCATCTGTTTGTGCTCTTAATTGAGCTTTCTCACGTTCAACTTGAGCCAATATTTGTGCAGCTTGTGTATTAGGATCTGGTTGACCTTGTGCAGCTTGCTGTTGTACTTGTTGCTCAATCTCTGGAGTAATCTCATTCATGAACGCAGTAGCGTCTTTGAAGCCAGCCATGTGTACAAACTTAGCCAATGTATCTCTATATTGTTTGAGTGAGATAAGTGGATTGTTTACACCATAAGCCTGTAAGATTTGTTCTTGCTTACCTAAGATCATTTGCATAGTTGCAAGCTGTTCTTGACGTGATCCAGTACCTAAACCTACGTTGATAGTGACATTGTATTCTGTATCCCATTCACGAGGATCAAAAGGCACAAACTTACCATTAATACGAAGTGTTCTAACTGTATCTTGATACTTGCATAGTAATTGTAAGATACCCTTAAATAGTGATTTCACACCTGTTTCTGCAAATATACGAGCAATCAGTTCTAATTTACCATAAGATGCATTAGACATTGTAGCAACTGCAGCTGCTGTAACGTTTTGTAATACATCTGGGCTTAAACCTTGTTGAGCATCGCTAACACCTGTACGTTTAGCTTGTACTGCATCTAAATACTCAAGCATTGGGAATGATTGTGAAGCACTAGATTGTACTGTTAATGGTACAATTGCTCCAGCATTCTTAACACGAACCACACCACCTGCTGTTGATGTAAGTAAGTCATCTAAATTAACTTGGCCTTCTACAGCTGCAACTCTAGAGTTATTTGTTAGGTATAAATTATCTAACATTTGACGAGTTACTGTAGACTTAATTAACTGAATGTCTAATGTACGATCAGCTAATGATTGGCCATAGAATTTATGTGGAATTGGTATTGGGCAGATTGAATGGAATGGAACATAGTCGCATTCTTCATCTGAAAGAATTTCATTAGAAGCATAAACAACTCTTCTTAATTCAGCGATACCATCTTCATTGTAATCAACTTTAATGTAGCATTCGTATACTTCTACTACTTCCATAGATTCATCTTGTGAACCCATGCTATTTGGTTGTTCACCACGAGAGTAACGAGCAATTCTATCTGGACTGAATTCTAAGTTGTCACCAGACTCTAATGAATCCACTGTGTCTTTATCAAAACCCATAGCAACTAATTCAGAACGAGTAATCATTCTGCGATGAGCTACGAATGGTGAGTCTTGAATTGTCTTAGCACGTTTAGAGATTAAGAACTCTTCTGGTGGTACATTCTCTACAACGATCTTACCTTTATTCTTTGTGCGTCTTAATACAACATTATTAGATTTGCTGTAAGTTGTTTGACCAGTAAGTTCATCTACTGTTGACTCTTCAATAATTTCTTGTGATACAAGTTCCACCTCTGGATCTTGCATGAGCATCATTAGCTCATCATCTGTGAGGCCTTCATACTTCTCTTTAGTTACATCTTTTTCATCATTCCAATAAGCCTTAACGATACCAGTCTTTTGTAATAATGCATCCTTGAACCAATTGTGAAGGATTAAGAAACCATCATTGTCTTTATAGAATACATGATTAACTAATTGTGTGGCCTGTTCAGCATTTTGTTCGTCACCTTCTTTAGCTGGTGCAAACTCTACAACGTTATCAGATGATGTGAATACACGAATGAGTTGTGGCAATGCACCATCAACTGCTTCAGCAACTTCACCTGTGACAATTTGTGACTTGCCTTCTACTTCATTACCATAAGGCTCACGAAGATAGTACTCAAGTGCCTGTTGACGTTCATCTGTGGTATCTGTTTCTAGGTAACCTAATGAGTCATCTATTTCAGATTCAATGATCGTCTTTAATTTATTGATGTCAATTGCCATTTATACAATCCATTTGTTATTAATGTTTAGAGGTTGACCCCAATCAGAGGAACTCTCATCTAATCCTACAGCTAAATACCTAAATGCATCTGCAGCGTGTGAGCACCAATCATGTAATGGTGAATCATAAAACACATTACGCTTCTCATCGTAGTTTCTACGATAGTTTCTTAATGCATCAAGGCCTTGCTTAACTTCTTTGTCAAACCAGCATCGTGGTAACATTCTTCTGACTGCTTGAATACCATCTGCAACTGGTAACTTCTTAACTACTGTAATTTCTAATCCTGCATCTTGTAACATCTCTTTACGAGATTTACCTGTGCCTAACTCTCTTACCTCTACATCGTGAGGTAGCAACTGAGCAGCATCACTCCATCCATTATCTCTAAGCCAAGCAACATAAGTATCTAACCCTTGTCCATGATTTTCATAAAAGTCTACGAGTCTAATCTCTTTACCAACAACTTGTGCTACCCATATTGCAGTACTATCTGATATACCTAAGTCCCATGCACAAAATGTTTTGCTAAGTTCTTCTCTAGGTATACTTGTAATTCTGTTTTGTTCTTCTAAGTCATTAATGATCTGACCATAGTATGAACCTTCTACAGCAGCATTGAATGAGCACTCAAACTCTTGAGCATATTTATCTAGACCCATTTCATTCTTAGCTGAAGCTAACTCTGCTGGATCTAATAAGTTTGTTTCAGATGCTTTAAACTCTAACAGTTTCCATCCATCTATTTCTTTATCAGCACGATCTCTTAAGTCTTTAAAGTGATTATTACCCTTAGGTGTACCAATAAACATTGCATAACCTAAACGATCTGCTAGTGCTGGTCGTACTACTTCACTAAAAATAGTTGGATTCATGTCACCAATCTCATCTAATACCACACCATCAAGGTAGATACCACGAAGAGAATCTGGGTTATCTGCACCATAAAGTGAGATACGTCTACCCATAAAATCAACTCTTAACTCTGCAACGTTAGCAACTGCACCTAGTGGCCTTGTATATTGCAATATGTAATCCCATGCAATACGTTTACATTGTGAATACGTTGGAGCTATGTAAGAGAATCTTGGATTAGGTTTATCACACAGTAGTGATGAATGTATCAACTGGTTTATGGCTGATACAGTCTTGCCCATACGTCTATGAGCTACCACTACTGTGAACCTGTTGTCCTTCACCATCTGGTGAATCAACTTCTGTGGAGCACGAGGTCTATACCCTGTGTCTATAACCTCACTCAATTCCTGTAACAACCTTTACCTCTAAAGGTGCATCTGGATCACCTGTGATCTCAGTGGATGTTAGGTCTGGTAAACTTTTCTTAAGTAAAAGCTCAATAGCCTTCATCCTAGTTGGAGTAATTTCAATTTCATCTGCACCAAGTGCATGATTTTGAAGAACATTTATGAGCTGACTGGTCTGGATCTTAGTCCTTATCTCATCTTGATGTCTTTTGCGTAATCTTTCTGCCATGATTGTAACTCCATTACTGGGTCATTACCTTAAAATGTTATTATATAATTCTTGATTTGTATTTACCAATGATGATAAACGTTAATGAGTAATGCAACATCTGCTATAACAGCGAGTAAGATGTAAGCAATCTCAGTAGCTTTCATCCTCTTCT